GAGATCGCGGAGGCCGTGAAGCTCCTGCCGGAGCACAGCGAGGTCGAGGCCCGGTGACCGCCGTCGAGCAGGCCCACCATGCGCCGCCCACCCAGTCCGAGACCGGGCGGGCCACCGAGAACTGGGCGTCCTACAGCCAGCTGACCCGCCACCGGGCCTGCCCGCAGAGCTGGTTCTACGGCTACGTCGAGCGCCTGGAGAAGGTGGACCCGGACGACGTGCGCGTCGAGCTCGAGTTCGGGCTGTGGTGGCACGCGCTGCGCGCCTCCGACTCCCTCGTGCGGGGGCGGGTGCACGACTCGCTGAAGGCGGTGCCCAAGACGATCCGCACCGTGGACGGCGGGCCGGAGTTCTCCACGAAAGTCGACGCGCCACGCTCCCAGGTGTTCGGGCTGGCCATCGAGTGGTGGAAGGCGCTGACCCCTCGGGTGCAGGAGGTGTGGACCGAGCGGCTGGGCTGGCCGGACCTGCACACCGCCCTGCGCTACGTCGACGAGGAGTGGGCCAAGATGTGGGCCGATGACATCGCCCACGAGCGCCCGCTGGCCTTCGAGATGCGCTGGAGGCGGGTCCTGCCGGTGCTGCCGGGAGGCGTCGGCAAGCCCGACCTGGACCCGGACACGGTGCTCATCGGCTACATCGACGAGGTGTACTACGACGCCAAGCGGAACATCGTGGTGGCGCGGGATCACAAGGCGCACAAGTCGCTGTCCACGCAGACTGCGGCCGACGACATGATGGACTCCCAGCTGCAGATCTACGCGTGGGGCGCTGCCGAGGAGATCTCCAACTGGGGCCACGGGCCGATCCGCGCGGTGGCATACGACCGGGTGTGCTCGACCGCGCCTCGTCCGCCACAGCTGACCACCTCGGGCAAGCTGGCCACCCGCAACGGTGAGCCGACCATCTCCTCCTCCGACCTGCGCACCTACCTCGAGTGGTCGGCCGGGCCGGACGGCAACGGGCTGCCGTGGCAGGGCGCGATGCTGCCGCAGACCAAGGCGGAGAAGGACGCCGAGGCAGCCGGGGAGAAGGTGGAGCGACGCTTCAAGCCGGGCGGGATCTACACTGCCGAGCCGGCCATCGTCGAGCGGCTGTCCAACCCCTCGGCGCGCTCTGCCTGGCTTCAGCGCACCCGCACCCCGCTGAACGGCAACGTGGTCAAGGGACACCTGCGGGCGGCGGTGGACAGCGCGTTCGACCTGATCAACACCCGTGAGCGGGCCGAGGTCTCTGGGCAGGCGGCGCGGAACCTGACCAGCGCGTGCCGGTGGTGCGACTACGTGAGCCTGTGCCGGGCTCAGCTCGTGGGCGGGCCTGACGGTGACTACGAGCTGGCCGAGCACCGGCTGCGCAGGAGGGACTGATGGCACCGACACGCATCGAGAAGGCGGTCTGCGAGTGGACCTGTCGTCGATGTGGCCGGGTGGAGGCCCACGAGGGCAGTGCGGGCGAGCCACCAGCCTTCACCAACCGGGCGAGCATCACGCTGACCACGGTCGGCCGGGACTTCCAAGGTGGCATCGTCGGGCCGGGGACTGGTGTCGAGGGAGACCTGTGCAACGAGTGTGCAGGTGCCCACATCGACTGGTTGAACCTGCCGGCCGAGGTCCCGCCGGACGACGACAAGCACTGGTGGCGGATCTCGGCCGAGTTCTGCACCGAGAACCCGCTGCAGGCGGCGTTGGACGCGCTCTCGCTGGCGCGGGCAATGGTGCGCGACATCGGTCGGCAGCAGCCAGCAGCCAAGGCGGGCCTGCCGGTCGTGGTCAGTGTCGGGGCCGTCACGGTGGAGCCGAGCAGGCAGATCTACTTCGACGGTGACAGCACTGCTGTGGCCCGCACCGCGAAGTGGGCGGGAGCACACGACGATGCCTGAGACAGACCAGGCCCGAGCCGACCAGAGCGTGTGCAAGGTCTGCTGGGACTCCGGCTACCTCGAGCCGCCCAACCTCGGCCAGCCGATCCCGTGCCCTGCCTGCAGCCCGCGTCGCCTCATCGCGGCCGGGCGCATCGACCGGCGCCGCAAGAAGGCTGTCATGGCGGCGATCATCAACGGCTGGCTCGCGGTGGACTTCTACCACGAGAACATCAAGAAGGGCTGGCAGATGGCCGCGGACACCACTGCCGACCTGCCGATCAAGGTGAGTCTTGAATCGTAGAACAGTCAACGATCCTCACAGGATTACGCGTTCGGTGGTACACTTGTACGACCAGCGCGCCTCAAACGCTGGACGAAAATGACACTGCTGAATGGAGAATCAGATGGACCCAGACGAGACGATCCGCATCTTGCGGTCGCTCATAAAGAGCCGGGATCCCGACGACCGGGTGCTCATGGCCTACTACTGCGACGACCTGGCTGGCTGGCTGTCGAGTGGTGGCTTCCGCCCCAGCGAGGGAGCGTTCGCATGAGGGACGTCATGGAGGCCGAGAGGGTCACCGCCGTCTCCTTCGAGGAGGGCGGGCTGCGCATCGCGGTCGACGACCTGCTGGAGGACACCAGCCTCGGGGAGCACGTCGTGCGCCAGCGCCGAGACAACATGCTCGGCATGGGCCGCCCGGTCTACGAGTACTGGCCCGGCCCACTGCCGGTGGCGTCGTGGAGCAGCGGCGAGAAGAGCCTGTGGCTGTTCCTCGCCTCCCTGTCCGGGCACCAGCCCATCAACCTGTACGGCCTGGCCGCGCAGTTCCGTGGCACGCCCGAGGGCGGCCACATCACCAAGCTCATCACGATTCTCCTGACCGAAGGGAACTGACCCATGACCGCGACAGCAACAGCACTGCCCGCAGGACTCATCGCCCAAAGCATGGACGAGCAGAAGGACGACGCCGGGCGCTGGCTGATCCACGGCCCGCAGGGCAGTGGCAAGACCGTCCTGGCCTCGACCATCGCTGAGTGCGGGATGACGCTGTTCATCGACCTGACCGGTGAGAAGGGCACCCGCTCGTTCCGGGGTGCGCCCTACGCGAGCAACATCAGGATCGTGCGCCCGCCGTCGATCACCGCGCTCGACGACCTGTTCTGGTACCTCGACAAGGGCGACCACGACTACGTTGCCGTGGTGGTCGACTCGCTGACCAGCGTGCAGAAGATGACGATGCGCTTCCTGCTGGGCCACGACGAGACGGCGGTGCGCGAGATCAAGCAGGGCACCGCACCGGCCGATATCAGGACCTGGGGCCAGAGCCTCGACGTGATGACTGACACCGCCACCTTCTGGTACGGGCTGGCCGACGCGGGCCGTGCCCGGCCGATCCACGTGGTGATGACGGCGCAGACCAAGATCACCGAGGACGAGGAGACCGGCTCCACCCGGCGCATCCCCGATGTGCAGAAGGGCGCGCTGTCCATCGTGCTGGCCAGCCCCGACTACATCGTCTACACCGACCTCGAGGACAACATGGACGCGATGGGCGACGACTCGCTGCCGCCCGTCAACCACATCGTCCGCTTCGGGGCCAACACCGGGTACCGCACCAAGGCCCGGCTGCCGTACCAGCTGCGGGACAAGATCCCGCCTGTGCTCGGCCGCAAGAGTCCCACCAGCCTCGGGCAGCTGTCGAGGGTGCTGGGCATCGGCGGCGCATCCGCGCCGGCGACCAAGAGGGCAGCAGCACCGGCTGCTGCCAAGAACTGAGGGAGAGCAGCTAGATGGCTGACGAGCTCAATATCGACCTGTCCAACTACAAGGACCGGGTGGGCCAGCGCGTCACTCCGGGCCGCTACCCCGTCATCGTGGATGACGTGGAGCTGGACAAGTCCAACGCCGGGAACGACATGATCAACGTGTGGTTCCGCATCGTGGGTGGTGAGTTCGATGGTGCTGTCATCATCGACCGCCTCACCCAGACCGAGAAGGCCATGTTCCGCACGGTCGGGTTCATGCAGGGCATCGGGCTCCCCACGCCCAAGAAGCGCCTGCGCGTGAACATCCGGCAGTGGGTGGGCAAGCGCCTCGAGATCGACGTCGAGGACGGCGAGCCCTACAACGGACGGGTCAAGTCCGAGGTGCGCGGCTACCTGCGCATCGCCAAGGGCGCCGCTGC